AATATTACGTGGAACCGAGTGGAGTTCGTTCCTAAATCTTGGAAGACCCATCGCAGTATTGCCTGTGAGCCGACTGGAGTTTTACCACTTCAGTTAGCTTTCGACAATTATTGCAAGAAGGGTCTAAAGAGACGTCTAGGAATAGACCTCTCATCCCAAGAGTTGAATCAAGCGTATGCTAAAGAAGGATCTATATATGGCAGTTATGCCACTCTGGATCTTTCGATGGCCTCCGACACATTATCGTATAACACAGTTGCGTGGCTTCTGCCGCACGACTGGTTTACGATTTTGTGTGACTTCCGGTCTCCGAATTACAAACTCGGAAAGCATGGCAAGAAACTCATGCCATATGCAAAGTTCTCCTCAATGGGGAACGGTGCGACCTTCAGTCTGGAAACGCTTATATTCGCGAGTATCTTAAACGCGTGTATACCACATGATCGATGGACATGCTATGGGGACGATCTAATCGTTCCTACAGGGTCTGTCGATGTAGTGAAACGCGCGTTAAAGTTCTTCGGCTTCGTCATTAATGATGATAAATCCTTTTCTGCAGGACCCTTTAGGGAATCCTGTGGTGCGGACTATTATCGTGGAGTTGACATTACGCCTTTCTATATTCGCACAACGGCAGCGTGGGATGTTCCCAACACCTGTCATAATGTGAATGGATTAGCGAAAGTGTCTCCTCATGGAAGTCTTTGGGTGTACCTTGCGGACTATGTTCGCAAGAATAAACTCTTACTGACTCCATATAATGACAATACGCAATCGGGGGTGCATGTGCATCCCCACCATGCGTATAGCGCGAAGCTCATCCGGCAAAACAAACGGGGATTCTTAGAAGCGCGCTATTACGTCCGCAAGGACGACGTAGTGCTCAACTTTGATTCTCGTTCGCTAGCATTATGGTATCTTCGGAAACTTTCGGAGACGCCACGATGCGAGATTGACCAATTCCTTAATAAGGTTCGTACTGGGATTAAACCCGATGCGATAGTCAATCTTACTGGAGAGTACTCTAGGAACACCTGCAGCGAACAAC